CTTTGGTAAGGCTTTCTCTGATCTAGCTAAAGCTAAGAGGCTGCCACCACAGCATACTATGGTCTGTACTTCTGAAGAAGTAAAGGACGCATCCTTTCAGTATTACTTACCACAGGTTAAGCTTGACTTGACTAAGACTATTGAGCTTGACGATGCAGACCAAGAGATGTTTGCTGATCTTATGTTGTGGGTACAAAACTATAACGAGTACATACTTAACGAGTGGACAACTAAGATGAACAAGGACGATGATTTAGATAAAGATTTAGTCGAGGACTTTATCGACATTGAATCAGAAGAGCTTGTCTAATGAATCATCCTGCAGAAATGGCAATACACCAGTACATGTCTGATGCAGCTAACGGAAAGTCCTCTATCTCAGAGGACACCGTTAAGCAAATAGGTCAGGACGTAATGGAAGCTATGCAACGTCAGTTCGGGGGTGGTAACAAAAGGGAAGAGTTTAAACTACGTATGTCTAACATAGGTAGACCAACGTGCCAACTCTGGTATGATAAACATCAGCCAGAAAAAGCACTTCCTAAACCCACAACCTTTGTAATGAACATGATGCTAGGAGATATAGTGGAAGCTGTATTCAAAGGCATCTTAAAAGAAGCAGGAGTTAAATATGAAGAACCTGAACAAGTTTCTCTTGACT